GGTGTGTGAGGAAAGCTCTTCTCGTGAGCGAGCCCCACTGGAAGCTTCCTAACGGAGCTTGGAGTGGTGGCGGGCCCTTCTATGTAGTCAAGGAAACCTTGTCTCACACGGGAGGGTCAGTCCTAGTGGTTTACTTTGATTCTGGAGGCACGTACAAAATGTACGGTGCCATTCCAGGACCAACTCGTTTACCACTATACGCAGCGTGGGCGGCAGGGTTACAACCCTGGAGCCAGCGTAGAGCTGAGCTTGATGCTCAGTTTGCGACCGGCTACAAGCGAACCCGTCCCGGGAATCCTGTAGCTAGTGTCGGTCAGTTCTTAATCGAACTGAAAGACCTGCCGGCAGTTCCGTTTAAGCGTGCCCTCCAAGGAGGAACCGCTTTTCGGCACATTCCGAGGATCGCCCTGAAGGAGTTGTTAGATTTTCGTAACTTAGGTTCCGAATATCTTAACATCGTCTTCGGCTGGAAGCCCTTCGTCAACGACTTGCGAAAGATGTATAATCTTTGGCATGAAGTTGACAAACGTATGGCTCAGATCATTCGCGAGAATGGTAAGAACATACGTAGAAGGTCTGGAATCGCCAACGAGAAGTCAGTTGTATCACAGAGTTCTGGTTTATACCAGGCTCCATTTTACAACTGCCGTGGTGCTCCTCCGAATTGGACCGTTGGTTCAACTCAGTGGAGCATCACAGAGACAGCCGAGCGAAGATCTTGGTATGCTGGTAGCTTTCGCTACTACATCCCAGACGTTAGCTCGTCTGAGTGGAACAGGAGAGCACGTTACGCGTTGTTCGGTGCGTCACCAACGCCTGAGCTTCTGTGGGAAGTGCTTCCTTGGTCCTGGCTCATCGACTGGTTCTCTAACGTTGGAGACGTAGTCTCTAACGCTAGTGACAACGCAGTCGATAACCTGACGTCGAACTATGGCTTCGTAATGGAGACCATTGATTCGACGCGCATCTACCAAGCAGATGTCAAGTCAAAAGGCCTAACAGCCTGTATGCCTTGGATATGCTATGGTGGAAGCTGGGGCGGTTCTTGTACGACCATTCATAAGAAGGTCACCAAGTCTCGCTCCGGATCAGGGAACCCGTTTGGTTTGGGTGTCAAGTTAGGTGACCTTACAGGTTACCAACTTGGCATCCTCGCTGCTTTGGGTATTTCCCGAAGCAAAGTAAAGTAACTCGAGGAGCATCGACGTGTTCGCCGACCCCCAATCAGTTACGTACGCTGCCGCTGCAAAGTCTCTTCCTGCTATTAGCAGAGGAGAAGACTCTTCCGAGTACAAGCTGAATGATACTGGTGTGGTCTATGACCTCATCATGTCTCATCAGTTCAAGGCCCGGAACCGAGTCAATGTCCGCCTTCGTAGGGATGCCTACGCGACTGACCCCTTAGTGCCGACCAGTAATATACTGGC